GCCAAAGCAAATGCCAAGGCCCACGACGACGCCCAAGACAGGCGAGATCATCAGGGCGACGACAATTAGGAATATAACAGAAACCGCCGAGCCCACTATGAACAGCCCAAGAAATATCTCGGGTCCGTTATCCAGCCAGCGGATAAAGTCTTCGATCAGGTTCATCATGACGCCACCTGCATCAGCTCGTCCATCTCCAAGGCCCACAGATCGGTGCGCGGCAACTTCATCGCCTCCAACGCACGCTGCACCTCGGACGAATTGACATTCAGGAACCGGGCAAGCTCAATCGTCGTTGCCGGCCCGCTCTCCAGTTCATCGCGGATCTTGTCGGCCAGCGTCCTCGGCTCCGGCAGGCTGTCGTGCAGCGAGATCGCCAGCCACGGCGTTTTCTCGGGCTGCTGTGCATTCGGCACGACGCTGGCCATCACCTTCTGTCCGGGGCGCAGGCCTGTCTCCAGGGCAAGTTTGGAGGGGATAAACACGTTCTGCGTCATGTCGCTGGCCAGCACGCCGAAGCTGGTCCCTGTCGGCAGGATGTTCGTCACGATAACTTCAGTCGGTTCCATTGGCTTCTTCCATTTGCTTCAGTTGCTGTTCGGCGTCCTGTTTGTAGAAGTGGAGGATCGTGATTTCTTCCCCCACCCAACCCGGCCGGACGCCCGTGCCGTATCTGTTTTCCAGATCCTCGATCTGTTGTTGCTTGCGTGCGATGTATTCGCGGCATTCTTCGATGGTCATGCTAGTATCTCCGGTCTGTTGTGATACGCGAATTGCCCTTTGTGTTTTTCAACGGCGGACAAGTAAGCGGCCTCTGCCTCTGCAATGGTTGAAAAGTAACCAAGATGCTTGCGCTTGCCATTTACCTTGGTTTGCGCCTTCCATTTTTTTGTCCGCGCATACCAAGCAACGCCTTTGACCCCGCTGGTGTTGTTGGATGGCATTCTCGCGTTTGATCTGTTTTGTGAAACCGTTGCAGTGCGTAAATTTGAAATGCGATTGTCATCACGAGCGCCATTGATATGGTCAATTTCTAGACCATTCTCAATTCCGCCAAATTGCATCATCCATATAATGCGATGCGCCCGATGAACTTGACTGAAGATTGACCCAATAAGATATCCGTAACGGTCAGCAGATGTGAAAGCTTCTTTCTCTGCATAGCGCGTGTTCCACTTCTTCCAGTCTCGATCTGAAGAAAACAACTCGCGATCCCTTTTGCGCCAGAACAGCTTTCCGGTGTCTGGATCGTATTCAAGAAGCTGCCGCAGGGCATTGGCGGGCGGGTAAACCTTTTTCAAGTCAATCATAGTCCAACCCCATAGCCGATGAGCAGCAGGCCGTAGCCCACGGCGAAGATTGCGATGACGCCGATCAGGTCGGCGATGATGTCACGGATACGCATTAGTTGTTCTCCTTGTTTGCTTTGATGGCGGCCACTAGGCGCAGGCGCAGTTCAGCGCGGCGCAGCAAAAACATGATCTCACCGGTGTCGTGATAGTTCGGGTGGTCGTCGGTGTAGTTGCGTTCGATGTCGCGGTCGATGCACTCAAGAGCGGCTTCGGCCTGCTCCAGCGTGATGAGGATGGTTGGGTCTGACATGTTGCTCTCCTCAAAACGGCGGCTCTTCGCCGGGGTAAGTTGGTTTCCACTGGGGCGGCGCGTAGGCCGCTGGCTGCGGGCGGGGTGCTGGCCGGGCGATGACGCCCAGCCGATTGAGTTCTTGCTCGATGGTCATGGCATCAAAACTTTACGCCGCTTGCGACAAACCAGCCGGTGACGACATCGTTTTCGCAAAAGCAAAGGTTGCTCTCAAGGATGGCCAGCGGAGCGCCTCCTAGCGTCATTGCGCTTTCCTCTGCGTCAATCACCATGCACTGGATGGCGTTGTTGTCGTCGTTGTTGGCGATGGGAAGCGCGAATGCGAGGTCTTTGATCTGTTCGAAGGTCATCTTGTTCATCCTTGTTTGCTAGTTCGTAGGACCACCATACAGCCTGCCACACCGCGTGCAAGCAAATAATTGCGCTTGACGCATCTTTTCTTTGAGCCTAAGCCTACACCACCGAAACAAGGGAGAACGCCAAATGATGGCTCAAACACAAATCCGGCTATGGTGCGCGCAGGACGGGCGCAAACTTGGCTGGCTCGCAAGAAAAGTTCCAGTGGCATCGTCCAGCCTTTCCCGATGGATGACAGGCCGCGTGGTGCCGTCCGCAGTCTACCGCCACCGCCTGGCAGACATCACCGGGATTGAGGATCTGCGGTTTGAACAGGAATGGATCAGCGAAGGAGCGATGGCATGAACAGGTCGGAAATCCTCGACACCGCCAAAGAGTACGTCACCAAGGATCGGGCAGGCACGCACGGTGACGCCGAGGCCAATTTCGGCTTGATCGCCGCGTACTGGTCGGCCCACCTTGGGCGGAACATAAAGAGCCACGACGTGGCCGTGATGATGACCCTGCTGAAGCTGGCGCGCGCCAAGTCGAACCCGGCGCACCAGGACAACTGGGTCGATGGCTGCGGCTATCTGGCCTGCGGCGGCGAGATCGCGGACAAGGAGAGCGACATGCAGGCCAAGATGCTGGCCGCTGGCAGGGGCTAGGCTCTGTGATGAAGCTGCACGAACTCAAAGCAATCATCGACGGCTTGGTCGATGTCCACGGCGGCGACATGGAAACGCGGTTCAAATACCGCTTCGGATCTGGCCGCACGGCGCAAGGATCGGTCACATCGTATCAGGTCAGCACGCCAATGCACGGCGACAGACAAGGCTCCGTCCGCTTCGCCATTGACCACGCACGCGGGGAGCCTGAATGATGGCCCTCTACATCGGGATCGACCCCGGCAAGACGGGCGCCATCGCGGTCATGGACGGTGACGACATGAGCGTGCGCGTGTTCGACATGCCCGGAACTATTGAGGAAAAGCGTGCCATCCTGTCCGATATTGGCAGGGTGAAGTGCGCCTGGATCGAGAAGCCATTCTTCCCGCGCATGATCGGCATCAAGAACGCCGTCACCATCGCGCAGGCATACGGCGAGATGAAGGCGTGCCTGTTCTACGCGGGCGTGCCAACGAATGAAGTGCCGCCGGCGACGTGGAAAAAGCACTTCGGCCTGTCCACCGACAAGGACGCATTCAGAGCATACGCATCAAGCGTGTTCCCGGATCAGTCTAACTTGTGGGCGCGAAAGAAGGACGACGGGCGGGCCGAGGCGGCTTTGATTGCATACTATGCTTGGAGGAAGAAATGACCAGACGACCGTTTACCGGGCTGCCAGAGGACATGTATGCCCGAGACGACGAGCAAGATCAAAGCAACCGCGACTTCATCGTCGCAGCTTATGATAACAACGTTATCAGCAGGTTGTTTTGGCCGAACTATGCGATGGCCCCGTGGCACCTGCAAATGGAGGCTGGCCACAGGATCATTAACTTTTGGCCGCATATGGAAAAGGCTCACGTCTCTGACGAGTCAAAAGTTGCATATGGGCTGCCAGACATGTTTGAGACCGTGCGCCGCGTTGAAGGCGAAACCTTTGAAGACTTTGATCTTGTGGAGAGAGAGCAATGAGAACCGACATGACCAACAAAGAATACCACGCGCACCCCGCGATCTCGTCATCCGACGTGAAGGCGGTTTACAAAACCTCGCTGGCCCACTGGAAGGGCAAGGTTCGCAAGGAAAGCAGCGCCTTCGCCTTGGGCAGCGCCGTCCACGCTCTGGTGCTGGAGCCGGAAAAGAACCTCGTCCTGCGCGGCCCAGAAGACCGCCGTGGCAACAAATGGAAAGAGGCCCAGCTTGCCGCCGATCTGGACGGCCAGATCCTGCTGCCCGAGGCGGAATTTGATCTGGCCGCGCGCATCGCCGATGCCGTCAAAGCCCACCCAGTGGCGGCCATGTATCTGGCCGATCCGACCTTCGTGGCCGAGGCCAGCTTCTTCGGCATCGATCCGGTCACAGGCATAGAGATCAAGTGCAGGCCCGACGGCTACCTGCCCGAAGCTGGCCTTGTGTTCGACGTGAAGACCACCACCGACGCCAGCCCAGACGGATTTCCGCGTGAATTGCGGAAGTATGCGTATGACGTGCAGGCCGCCTTCTATCTGCGCGCACTTCGGTCGGCGGGCTACAAGGCCGACGCCTTCATCTTCATCGCGGTCGAAAAAGAGCCACCGCACGCTGTCGGCCTGCACGCTCTTACTGTCCGATATTTGGACCAAGCCGACATAGTCGTGACCCAGACCCTCCAAAAGATCAGCAACGCCATCGCCGTTTCCGACTTCACAACGGGCTGGCCGCTGATTAACACTATCGATCTGCCGAGTTGGCAGACCGAGACCACCGAAGACGATGTCTTCACCGAAACCGTAGACTTCTGAGACCAAAGCCAGAGAGGAGCAAACCATGGCTAACAACGACGACTTCCACAAGGTTCTCGCCAAAAACGTGACCCTTCAGTATCCCAAGCTGAACCAGACATATCGGTTCAACACGCAGAAGCAGGCCAGCGAACCCTGCGCGCCGACCGCTTCCAATGCGGCCTGGAGCGTTGCCTTCGATATGCCAAAAGAGCAGGCCAAGCCGCTCTACGAAGAACTGCGCGCCCACTACGAGGCTTGCCGCTCGCGCAACAGCAAGATGCCCCAGTTCAAAACCATCTTCGGCATGAAGAAGCTGAAGGACGAGCATGGCAACGAGACGGGGATCGTGCAGTTCGCAGCCAAGCGCAACGGCATGAAGAAGGACGGCACGCCCAACAAGGCACCCACCGTCATCGACGGGCAGAAGCAGCCGCTGGCCGATCTGGCCTTCTGGGGCGGGTCCAAAGGCACCGTGCGCGCTTGGGCCGTCGCTGTGATTGACCCCGATGGCAACGGCGGCATCTCCCTCCTGCTGGACGCGGTGCCGGTCACCGAAGCCCGCTACGGCGACGGCGGCATGGATGATTTTGATACCGTCGAAAGCAAGGCCGATCCGTTTGAGCAGGCCCGTAAGCCGCTGGATGACGCCAAGCGCGAAAGCATCAAGCAGGAACTGGACGACGAGATCCCGTTCTGACAATAAAAAGAACCCCGGCGTGAGACCAACGCGCCGGGGTTCAGTTAAGGCAGGCGGAACCGAGGGAGGAGCAGGTTCCAGATGTGTGAGAGCAACCCAACACAAGGAATACTTTAATGCAGTCTATATCTGGTGGCAAGTGTCGCGGTGGCCACAATGTCTGATATCCGCTTCCTGACAGCCCCCGGCTCCTTCCACACGCTCATCGACAAGCCCGGCCAGGTTTATCCCGGCATCTCCTGGGCCGACATCGCCCGCATGGTCTCCACACCGCAGGCGAAAGAAAAGATCGACGCAGACTTTTTCATCCCCTCGACCTACCGCGAACACGACGGCAGATCCCACGAAGCCCAGCGCGAGCGTGGCGCCTTCCGCATGCTGGCCCTCGACATCGATCGAGGCAACCCCAGCCTTGATGACGTGCTGGCCGCCGTAGAGGCCGTTTGCGGGCCTGTCAGCCTGCTGGCCTACTCATCCTCCGGCGCGACACCAGAGAACCGCAAATGGCGCGTCCTGATCCCGCTGGCGGGCGTCCTGTCCGGCGCTGACTATGAGTTGGCCCAGACCGCCCTCTTCGATCTCCTGCACGCCAATGGCATACACCCCGACGGCGCTTTGGCGCGCTGCGGGCAGCCGATCTATCTGCCCAACGTGCCTATCGGCAAGCGCAACCCGGACATGACGCCGATATTCTACCAGCACCGCATCATTCGGGCTGGCACGCTGCGTCTGGATGCCGACAGCGCCATCCGTCAAGAAATTGACAGGAGGCTGGAGCAATACCGCCTCGCCGCCGAGCAGGCCGAGCGTGCGCGTGCAGAGCGTGAGCGCCAGCGTGCCGAGCGTCGGCAGAAGTTCCCCGATCAGTTCAGCCCGGTCGATGCCTTCAACGCTGACCACACCATCGAGGATCTTTTCGCCCGCTACCAATACGAGCGCCGCGGATCATCCCAGCATTACCGTTCTCGGTATCAAACGTCCCCCAGCTTCGCCACGCAGAACTTCTTATCGCATTGGGTAAGCCTGTCTGGATCTGACGCAGCCGCCGGAGTTGGTAAATCTAAATCGCTGGGCGAAAATTCATACTGCTGGGGCGATGCCTTTGATCTGTTCGTTCATTACGAACACGACGGAGATTTTGATAAAGCCGTGCGCGCCTATGGGCTAGAGATCAGCCCTGCCAAGGCCGAGATTGACGTGCCAGAGAACGGCATGGATGATTTCGACTATGTGGCCCCCACCTCCAACGAAATTTCGTCGGAGAAAATCGTCAACGAAACAAAGGTGGCAGACCCCGCCAACGAAATTTCGTCGGACGACGACATAGACCTGGACAGCTTCGACACCCCGGACGCCCCAGAGGCGGCCCCGGATTGGCCCACGCTCTACGATATGTTTGACGAGGCCAGCATCGAGCCGCGCCGCTGGATCTATGCCCACCACTATCTGCGGTCCTTCGTCAGCGTGCTGGCATCGGCCGGCGGCATCGGCAAGACCAGCCTCCAGATCGTGGAGGCGCTGGCCATCGTGACAGGCCGCCCGCTGCTGGGCGAGGAAGTGAAAGAGCGCACCAACGTGTGGATCGTCAATCTGGAAGACCCGCTGGAAGAGATCCAGCGCCGGGTTCTCGCCGCGATGCGGCATTACGGCA